CCACGGCTTGCCAGGTGGAGACACTTGTTAGACGGTGAAACGCGCTAAGGTTTTTAGTGAACGCCGACGACACGCCGCGGTTGCACCTGTCGCCACCTTCGATGAAACGAACGTGACATAGGAGAACCCTTTATGAAACTGTTAGATCAGTTGATTTCAGAGCGTGCCGAAATTTCGGCTATGCAAACGGCTTTAGTGAACAGAGCAGCGGACGAAGTGCGCGACCTCACTGAAGAAGAAGACAAAAACCTTGCAGACTTTCAAGATCGCGCTAGCAGTCTTGACCGTCGAATTGAGGATTTACGAAAAATGCAAGAGGCAACGCTTAAAGCTGACGCCATGAGAGCAGAGGTAAGAGCGTTGAACGCAGAAAACCCAACCGAAGAACCAGCAACCGGCCAAGCGGTCGTTAAAGAAGAACCGCTCACCTACCGGCAAGACAACCAACACGACGTTTCTTTTGTTAAAGACTTTATCGATAGCGTTGTTTCTAAGGATGTTGCAGCAACGGAACGTATCCAACGCCACCAACAAGAAATGGTCGTAAACCGTGACGGCTCGACAGCTAACTATGCCGGTCTAGTTGTTCCGCAATACTTGACAGACCTTGCAGCGCCACTGGCTCGCGCAGGCCGTCCTTTTGCCGACCAATGCCGTAACCTTCCGCTACCTGACTCTGGTATGACCCTCAATATTTCAAGAGTTACCACCGGATCAACCGCAGCAATACAAGCCAGCGAAAACGCCGCCGTATCAGAGACCGATATTGACGACACGCTATTGACAAGCAACATCAGCACCATAGCTAGCGGCCAGCAGCTGAGCAGACAGGCTATGGAGCGGGGCACCGGTATTGATGCGTTGGTAACTAGTGATATGGCCTCGGCTATGTCAACAACCCTCGACAATCAACTTATAAACGGTTCTGGTTCATCTGGGCAGCTTCTCGGCATTTCACAGGTAACAGGCATAAACGCCGTTACTTATAACGACGCAAGCCCAACAGCAGCGGAGTTTTACTCTAAGTTGCTTGACGCAGTGCAGCAGATCAACAGCGGCATTTACCGCCCCGCTGATCTACTGGTAATGCACCCTCGACGGCTCGCATGGCTTCAGAGCTCAAGCGACGGCAATAGCCGCCCGCTTGTGGTGCCTGTAGCTAACGTGCCACAAAATGCGATGGGAACCGGACCAGTTGCCGGCTACGGAAACACCGGAACACAAATTGCCGGTATACCCGTTGTAACCGACGCAAACATTCGTACCAATCTTGGAGCAGGTACAGAAGACGCTGTCTATGTGGTTTCTCGAAACGACATGCTCTTGTTTGAGGATGGCGAAATGATGATGCGTATGGACGAAACCGCCGGACTTAACTTAACACTCACGTTAGTTATGTATCAGTACTGTGGTTTTGTCCCAGGCCGCTATCCCAAGGCAATTAGTGCAATCACTGGTACTGGCCTTATTGCACCGACCTTCTAGTAACTAGAGGGAATGACACCCGGTAGGGCGCCTAATCAACTAGGCGATTGGGCGCCCTACTTGGATTAAGGAACCAATGAGCACACACGACGATTTATGGGAAAAGCAGGCAGCTAGCAGGGTTCAAAAACCCGGCGACGTGGCCGAAAAAGCCCCAGCAAAAAAGAAAGCTCCGGCCAAAAAAACCGCAGCTAAGAAGTAATGCCGAATTACACTAGCACCGCACTTGTTAAAGCCTCTTTGGGTATTCCTTCCGGTACAACGTCGGAAGACGCCTACATCGAGGACGCTATAGACGCCGCAGAAGACGAGATAAACAACTTTTGTGGTAGGACGTTTGTAGCGGACGGCAGCGCCACGGCGCGGGTTTATCAGCCGTCAAGTAACGTGCTGGTGTATACGGACGACTTCTACACGACCACTTCTCTGGTAGTTAAACAGGACGACAGTAACAACGGCACATACGACACGACGCTTACCATTACCAGCGACTTTATTGTCGTAGGTAATTCGGCGCCGTTTAACTGTATTCGTTCGGTTTCCGGCCCGTTTCCTCGTTACACAAGCGACCGCCCCACGGTTCAGGTAACGGCGAAATGGGGCTACCAGACTTCTGTTCCTTCAGCGGTAGCACAAGCGGCCTTGATTTTGTCGGCTCGCCTGTTTCAGCGCCGCAGCAGTCCTTTAGGCGTTATGGCTGGCGTTGTAAACGACTTTGGGCCAATCCGGGTATCTAGAATAGACCCTGACATTCAGCGGCTCTTATCGGGTTATAGGCGAATAGGCGTCGCATAGTGGCCGATTACGCCGCTATTAAAGACGGAATACAAACCCGTCTAGAAACGCTCTCCGGGCTGATTGTCGTATTCGACACAGTTCCCGATCGTCTTGTACCTCCGGCGGCGGTCGTGATACCTGGCAGTCCTCCCGTGGAATACAACGTTTCGATGGGAGCTTCCACAAATGCAAGCCAGCTACAGCGGTTTAATTTTGAGATTCTGGTATTAGCGCAACGCTTTTACGCAGAAACAGCCCAAGACAAACTCGACGGCTACGTTTCGGGTACGGCAAGTGTCTATAACGCAATCGCCGGAGACACTACGCTAGGCGGTACAGCTTCCGACGCTCGGGTAATCAGAGTTGCGGACTATGGACAAATAGTTGTCGGAGAAGGAGAATTCATGGGTATGAGATTAGATTTAGAGGTTTACGCCGTATGAGCGACTACAAGATAAAAGCCGGGAACGTGACTTTTGGGAAGATAGGCGAAACAGTCACAGAGAAAGACCTCAATAAACTAGGCGTAAATATTGACGCTCTAGTAGAGGGCGGTCACTTGGCCGCTAGTCGGGCCACAAGCAAAAAGGATGATAACTAATGGCCGCATTTATGTTAAATAACGCTTCGGTCACCATTAACAGTGTTGATCTTAGCGACCACGTAACGTCTATAACGTTTAGTGAGGAAGCTGACCAGCTCGAAACTACAGCGATGGGCGATGACAATAGAACCATGATCGGCGGCCTCAAATCGGGCACTATTGATCTTGAGTTTAATCAGGATCTAGCGGCCTCTGATGTGCAAGCCACGGTACGTCCGCTACTTGGGACAGTCACAACCGTTGTAGTCAAGAACTCGGCGGCGGCAACAGCGACAACGAACCCCCAGTGGACGTTTAGCGCTCTAGTAACCGAATGGCCGTCGATTAACGGAACAGTGGGTGAACTCGCCACCGCTTCGGTTTCGTGGCCAATAACCGGCGCAGTCGTACAAGCCACAAGCTAACCATAGGAGTAAATGATGCTGCGGGCACAAATCCAAGTCGTAGACAACCAAGGCGTTGTCCGGAAATACGACGGCACAGGGGCGCTATTTATAGCGTTCGAGCGAAAATTTAACGTATCTATTTTAGAAATGGGCGAAAGCCCACGACTGGAATATATTTACTGGCTCGGATATGAAGCTGCACGCCGTGTATCTCAACACGACGGCCTAGATTTCGATCAGTGGCTCGACGCCGGATATACGGTGGAATTCGAGGCCGACGAAACCCCTTTAGCCGACGAAGCTACGCCTACCAGTTAGGGGTGCTAGCTCTTAACACCGGACAACCCTTGGATGTTTTATTAAACGCCGATTCTTTAGCACTCATGGGGCTACTAACTGCATGGAACGAGAAAGTTAAAGCCGAAGAAAAAGCAGCGAGGCAGGCCCAAAGCCGTGGCAAAACGAAATATCGGTAGATTAACCACAATAGAGATAAAGGGATTAAAACAAGCCCAACGCCTCATGGGTCGCATTGACGCCGATTTTAAGAAACGGTTCAAGGACATCCATAAGGGCGCCGCCGACATTGTGGCCGACGAAGCACGCAGACAAGCGCCGGTACGAAGCGGACGGCTTCGCAACGACATTAGGACCAGCGGCACCACAAAAGGCGGCGTGGTTCGGGTAGGACGTAAAAAGATTCCTTACGTGGGTCGTGTCCTTTTTGGTGATCCGGTCACGTTTACGGATCGTTTGATGCGTCGAGCGCAAACTCGGCGAACACCTCAGCCGTTTATCTATAAAGCCGCAGACATCCAATTTAGAAACGTTGTGGATTACTATGAAGACGAGTTAGAAGAAATACTGGACGACGCAATAGAGGCGGCGAACCGTGGCAGGTAAAAAAGCGTCAATATCTATGTTGATTGGGGGCGACGCCTCCGGTTTACGCAAAGCCACTAAAAACGCCACTAAGTCGTTAAACAACTTTTCTAAGTCAACAGCCAACGCAACAAAAAAAGTAGCGGCGTCTTTTGCGAAAATGACAGCCGGAATTAGCGTCGCTGCTGTAGGTCTGGGAGCTAAGGCAGTAGACCTGGCAAGCGACTTTGACGAGTCGATGTCGAAGACACAAGCCATATTTTTAGACGCTTCTGAAGGAATAATCGCTGCCGCAGATAAAGCAGCTACCGCCGTTGGATTATCGAAAGCAGAGTTTCTAGACGCCGCCTCAGGTTTCGGCGTATTCGGTAAAGCTGCCAACCTATCCGGGGACGATTTAAGCACTTTTGCGGACAGTCTCGTAACAACCGCGGCAGACGTGGCAAGCTTTAACAACCTGACAACGGGCGAAGCCATTGAAAAGCTTTCGGCTGGGCTACGTGGCAGTTCTGAACCGTTGCAATCAATCGGCATTCTTATTAACGCCGCACAAGTTGAAGCTAAAGCGTTGGAAATGGGTTTAGGCGATCTAAACGGGGAGGTGTCCGAAGGTAACAAGATTCTGGCACGTCAAGCGCTCATTATGGAAGGGCTGGGCAGTCAAGGCGCTTTAGGGGACTTCGCTAAAACTTCTGGCGGACTTGCCAACCAGCAACGGATTTTGCAAGCTCGATTAAAAAACGTGGGAATTACCATAGGTACGGCGTTGTTACCGGTAGCGGCAAAACTGGCCGAGGGCGTAGCAAGTTTAATAGCGCTGGGGGAGCGTTGGGCGCCTCAAATGGAACAGCTTCGCGACCGGGTGCGCGAGCTGGGCGAACAATGGATGCCAAAACTACAAAAAGCGTTTCACGATGTTCGGGACGCCGTCGAGCCAATAATTAGAAAGATCGTCGAATTTATTAGAACGAACCCTAAGCCGTTTATTATGGGGCTCGCCGCTGCTGTCGGGGTCGTGCTTGTCGGGGCGATAGGCGCCGCCGTAGTCGCTCTGGGCGGCATTATCTTTAGCGTTGGCGGACTAATCGCCCTATTCGGTGCCGCTGTGACCGCTATAGCGTACTTTTGGCAAGAATCCGAAACGTTCCGCTATGTGGTAACTCGGGTTTTTGAGGACGTACAAACGGTTGTTACGCCAATTATTGAAGGAATACGAAAGGGAATAGAAAACCTAATAGACGTATTTAGAGGCGTTATAGATTTCCTACGTGCCGTATTTAAAGGCGACTTTGAAGCCGCTATGGACGCAATTGTGGACATTATGTGGGCTACCGGGCGGACGATACTTGCACCGCTAAGGGGCATTAAAGACGCTATAGCCCGTTTCTTTGACATCGAAGAAGTAAAAAACGGTATAAAGATCGGTTTAGACGCAATACTAGATTTCGTTAAAGCCATACCTAGCCGGGTTAAATCTCTCGCCCGTGGCGCTTTTGACGCCTTACTTACCCAATTTAAGAACGTTTTAGACGGTATTGCTAACGAGTTTATTTCCGCTATCAACTTTTTAATTAGGCAAATAAACCGTTTGCCGCTGATTGATATCCCGCAGGTGGGGTTAATTGGTGTTCCTGATACTTCTGCGTTTGGGCCGCCAAGGTCTAGCAACGCCGGGTTCAATCCCGTGGCACCGTCTACGAATGCGGTTTTGCCAATGCCGGGTGGCATGGCTTCAGCAACGCCAACTGTAATTAATAACATTAACGTTACCGCCCCTAATTCCGACCCCGAAGGACTTATAAGCGGTTTCCGGCGTTACAACAGGTCAAGCGGACCGGCGCCGGTTGATATTGGGTTTTATTGATGGCAACGCCTACGCCTACCGTAGAGATTGGGTTTATTGGTCCAGCGTTTGATAACGCTTTTACTTTGGACGATGCGCTAGCGGGCAAGCTTGACAGTGCCGATTTCGTGTTAGGCGGAACAGAAGTCATGGCGGACCTTACGGACCGTTGCGTATCGTTTACAACTAGGCGAGGTCGTGAAGATTGGACGTTACCTTTTAGCCCGGGTAAAGCACGTCTGTTATTTCGTAACATTGACGGAGCTTTAGACCCGTTAAACAGTTCCTCAATCTATTACCCTGGCATTACGACAGGCCGAACAGTAACGATCAAATGCAACGGACATCTGATTTTTTCCGGGCTCGTTGAGGATATCAATTTAGGTTACGACACGGCTGGGGATGCGTGGGTCACGGTTGTAGCCGAAGATCAGTCGAGCGAACTTGGGCTAAGGTCTTTAACTAGCGGTACGTCGTTTAGTGAACAAACAACCGGCCCAAGAGTTACCGCTGTTTTAACTAACGCCAACATCGATTACGCAGGAGCGACGAGTATTAGCGCCGGCGATTCGACAGTAGCGGCGGAAACTTTGTCGGCAGACATAAACGCCGTTCAGTATTTACAGAAAGTAACTAACAGCGAACAAGGCTACCTCTATGTCAACCGTTCGGGGGTTATGACGTTTGAAAACCGTTATGGCCCTTTAACGTCTGGTTCTACAATCACCTTTAGCGACGACGGTTCCGACGTTCCTTACCAAGAAATCGGGCGCACTTTAGTTAGCGCAGAGCTGTTTAACCGGCTTACCGCTAACCGGACCGGCGCCGCAGCAGTTACGGCAAACGACACTGATAGCCAAGATTCCTACGGAATACGTCTTTTACCAGTTGGAGAGGTTTTGGTACTCGACGACGCCACCGTATCTAACATCTTGGATTTTCTTATGGTGCAAACAGCGTCAACTGAGGTAAGAATTAACAGTCTTACCGCTGTTTTAGATACCCAAACGGGCGGGACACAAA